TCTGGTATCGGTAAGTCAACACTAGCGCGTGAAATCGGTTTCTACCTGACCGCAGAACACCATCAAAAAGTGGGCTACGTGATGCTAGAAGAAAGCTTAAACAAGACAGTAACAGGCATGGTCTCTATCGACCAACAGGTGCCGCTGTCTGACCTACTAGAGAATCCTGAAAGGATTAGCCGTGACCGTTGGCAGCAGTCGTTCGATGACTACGTGACAAAGTGCGTTTTCAACACCGAATGGGGATGCCAAGACATTGATGAACTCGTTGGAAAGCTTCGCTATTTCGCTGTTGGCGCTGAGTGTGATTTCATTATCTTTGATCACATCCATCTCGCCATCTCTGGTCTAAAAGACCACGACGAGCGGAAAGCAATCGACAACCTGATGACTAACCTGCGTCTGTTTGTAGAGCAGACAGGCGTGGGTCTCATCACTGTGGCGCACCTGCGCCGCAACAACAACAAAGACTCCTTTAACGACGGTGGCTCTGTGTCTCTCACAGACCTGCGTGGTTCAAGCGCCCTTGAACAATTAGCTGACATAGTCATTGCCTCAGAGCGCAACCAGCAAGGCGACGACTCAAACGTCACACAGCTACGTCTACTAAAGAATCGACCTTACGGTGTCGTCGGACCTGCCGGCAAACTGCACTACTGCTCCGACCGGGGCCGCTTGTTGCACTACGACGACACATTCTCGCCCAACGATCCCGTTGGCGACGTTCCGTTTTAACAGCAGGAGGTAATATGGAACTCAACCCCGAGGCGCTTGCCATTGAGGTACAGCGCGCCGTCCACGCGTCCGTGGAAAAAAACAAAGAGTCTGTCCTCAGACTCGTCATGCGCGACATCGCTGCCGAAATGGCAGCGTACTCCATGCAGGTCGACAGTTCTGGCCTGCCGATTCACCCCCTTACGCGCATGTTGTGTATTGAAATAGAGAAAGAAATAGGTGCTCAAATATGCAATGTGAGATAAGCGCCCAAGAGGCTTTGAAGATGGTAAACAAAGCTATGGATGCTTACAGCAAGGCCGACGTGAACTCTATCGCTCGTCGTACCCGTGTCCTCGCTATGCACAAATACGTGACTGCTATTAAGAAGCAGTCGCCGCAGAAAAAAATCAGCCTCACCCTTGAGGACTTCCTACTACTTACCGAATTACCGGAGTAGTTATGGGAGAGAGCCTAGTTTACGACATCGAAACGAACGGGCTGCTCGACGAACTTTCAACAATATGGTGCATCGGCATCGCAAGCGCCACAGACGGTAAGGTCCAGACTTACACAGACCACGATCCCGACCTGCCGCGCCTTGCTGAAGGTATCGAGCGCCTAGCCAACGCTGACAGAGTCATCGGTCACAACGTGATCGGCTTCGACATGCCAGCGATTAACAAACTACACCCTGACACGCTCCGCTTTGATCAACAGTGGGACACTATGGTTGTCGCCGCTCTTATAGAGCCATCACGACGATCAATCGCCTTAGCTACGTATGGCGAGCAGTTTAACTATCCGAAAGGTGACCATCACGATTGGTCAGGCTATTCGCACGAGATGCGTACCTATATGGAGCGCGACGTCGAGCTAACGTGGGTGCTGTACCGCTACCTACAGCAGCAACTAAATAAGTTGCTAAAAAATGGTAACGACTACCGACCTGCCATAAAGCTTGAGCATCAGGTGCAATATGCGCTTGCGCTACAGAGCAACCACGGGTTCCGCTTTGACGTAGCCAACGCAGAGCAACTGTCGTGCAAGTTAACCGACGACATTGCGAAGCTAGAGCTTACGTTGACTAAAGTCTTTGAGCCCCAGCTTAAGCCAGAGAAAGGCCGCTGGGACTTTGGCAAAAAGCGTTGGGTAACAGACCAAACCTTTACACCTAAAGGCAACAACCGCCGGCAAGGCTACGTCGCGGGCGCTGAACTGACCAAGTGCCGCGTCGAGATGTTCAATCCTGGTAGCCGCGAACAAGTCGCCTACCGACTGTCGCAGCAATACGGTTGGAAGCCGACGATTTTTACTGACGACGGCCGACCAAAGCTCGACGAGTCAACGCTTGCCGATCTCGACTACCCCGAAGCCGCTTTGCTACGTGACTACTACCGCAAGGTAAAGCAAATGGGGATGTTGGCTGATGGGAAAAATGCCTGGCTAAAAATGCACCGTAGTGGACGCATGCACGGCTATGTGCGCTCTTGTGGTTCACGCACCCATCGCATGTCGCACTCACGCCCCAACATGGCGCAAGTCGACAAGTCAAAAGCTATGCGCTCGCTGTGGATACCCGACGAGGGCCACGTACTAGTGGGATGTGACGCTGACGCACTAGAGCTGCGAATGCTGGCTTGCTACTTACACAAGTACGACAACGGCGCCTACGCTGAGTCGGTACTAAAAGGTAGTAAAGAGACAGGCACTGACCCGCACACGATTAATCAAAAAGCCGCAGGACTTTACAGTCGTGACGCGGCAAAGACGCTGTACTACGCACTTATCTACGGTGCAGGTGACGGCAAAATAGGTTCCATTGTCGCAGACGATCTGTCTGCGGCAGGTCAAGAGGCTCCGCCCAGGTCGAAGTATGCTGCCCTAGGCCGGGGTGCCCGGCATAACATAGAGTCGGGCGTACTTGGCCTTGGTGAGCTCATCAGGAGTGTTCAGCATCAAGCAGAGGAGAACGGCTATCTCACCCTTCCAGATGGTCGACGGGCTGCTAGTGCAAGCCGTACGGCACTGAACACGCTATTACAGGGCAGCGGTAGCGTCCTGATGAAGCAAGCCTTGGCCCTTTTTATCCACGAATTAACACCCGCAGAGGGTCTCGTTCACGGTGAGCATTTTGCTTTGCTCGCCAACGTACATGACGAACAGCAGATTAGCTCACAGCCAGAGGTCGCTGAGTTAGTTGGGGGGCTGTTCGCCATGTCTATAAACCTAGCCGGCAAACGGTTGGGCTTCCCAGTTCCCTTCGCAGGTGACTATCAAATCGGCAAATCCTGGGCCGACACCCACTAGGAGATAAAAATGACTATGACAGTAAGAGAGGCTGCCTTTTACCGAGGCGGCCGAGAAGCTCGTTTCTTAAAACAACCTAGAGATGCAAACCCGTACGGGCGTTACGCCAATCCAACCTTCTTTGCTTTCTGGGATGCAGGTTGGACCGACGCTGACGAAGAGATGCAAGCAAAACTTCGACAGGCTATGGATTTCGGAGGGCCTGAAGGTGATTGCGCTTATTGATGCCGATATTGTCTGCTACCAAGCAGCCTCGATGGCTGAAGGCAAAGACCCCTTTGACGGCACACCTCGCAAAGACATTAGTCTGAGCGATGCGTGGCAACAGGTCGTCGACGCTGTAGACGAGATCTTAGCCGGTTGCGGCTGTGACTCGTTCATGATGGTGCTGTCACCAGACGACCGGTCTAACTTCCGTAAGACCGTGTTTCCTGCTTACAAAGCTAACCGTAACCCAAAGCCAAAGCCTACGTTGTACTGGCCTCTCATCGAGAAGTGTAGAGAGCAACTAGAGGGCTTTAGCCTAGGCGGTATGGAGGGAGACGATCTGCTAGGCATTCTGCACACAGAAAACCCTGATACGACTGTGATCGTTAGTTCTGACAAAGACATGCTTACGATACCAGGGCGAGTCTACAACCCACGCCACGGCGAAATTGTTGACGTCACACTTAACCAGGCTAATTACAACTGGTTAACTCAAACGCTGACCGGTGACACCACAGACGGCTACGGTGGCTGCCCGCGTGTCGGTAAAGTCAAAGCCGCAAAAGCTTTGCTTCCGCCTGACGACACACACCCCGAGTTCTACCTGCGCCGTAATTGGCAAATAGTGATCGATGTGTACCGTAATCATTACGGCTCAGTCGATGACGCTGAAAACAACGCGCTATGCCAGGCACGACTTGCGCGCATTTTACGCAGTGAGGACTACGACCCAGACGATGGGCTCGTACGACTCTGGCACCCCACAGTACCCACATATCTACCCGTAGAGCAGCTTTGACTGAAACGTTGACGGTATGAACAACGTCGTAACGAGTTGTTCGACCCGTGTATGTCTGCGATTCACTAACACGCGCTGCGGGTCTTTTTAAGAGGCAGGAGAATGATTTACGGATCAGTCTGTAGTGGCATCGAAGCCGCTACACAGGCTTGGCACCCACTTGGGTGGAAGCCTTCATTTTTTTCAGAGATAGACGAGTTTCCTCGTGCTGTCTTACAGCATCACTACCCCGACGTGCCATGTCACGGTGATTTCACAACTATAGAGGAGGACAGTTATGAACCAATTGACCTTCTCGTGGGCGGAACACCCTGTCAGTCCTTCAGCATTGCAGGTCTCCGCGGAGGACTTTCCGACGACCGTGGCAACTTGGCACTTGAGTATTTACGCCTTGCTGACCGACTTACTCCGCGCTGGATTGTTTGGGAAAACGTCCCCGGTGTGTTGTCATCAGGAGGTGGACGGGACTTTGGTTCCTTCCTCGGGGCGCTGGCAGAACTCGGGTATGGGTTCGCCTACAGAGTGCTGGACGCACAGTTCTTCGGAGTGGCACAGCGACGCCGACGTGTGTTCGTTATCGGATACCTTGGTGACTACCGCCGTGCCGGAGCAGTACTTTTTGAGCCAGAAAGCTTGTGCAGGGATTCTTCGCCGCGCGAACAAGCGCAAAAAGACCTTGCCCCCACACTTGTTGGAGGCGCTCCGTTCAGTCGCACAGGAAACGAGCGAGTCGAGTGTGACGCAGTCGTAACTGTTGGCGCTTTAGACACAGAGTGCGGCATGTCACGTCAGACGCATCAGACGCTCAACGCTGGACACTATGTCATTGAAAATCCCATTACGGGTACGCTGACTACACGTACACAAGTTGCGTTAGGCGTCCGCGACGTGGAGGAAGGCGCGCTTATCAGTTATGAGGCTGTCGCCTTTGCTCAGAATAGCCGTGACGAGGTCCGTGAGATGCCCTATGCCGGGGCGCTGGCGGCTAGACCAGGCGCAAAGCAACAAAGTTATATAAGACAGGGTATGGCGGTACGCCGTCTTACCCCGGTTGAGTGTGAACGACTACAGGGATTCCCTGATGAATTTACACGCATTCCCTATCGCAATAAGACCGTTGACATATGTCCTGATTCGCCGCGTTACAAGGCGTTAGGCAACAGCATGGCTGTACCTGTTATGGCGTGGATAGGGAAACGAATACAAATGGTTGAGGAGGAACTATGAGTATTGACGACGCTACACCACAAGAGTGGGACGCTTTACGTAATCAAATCAACAACCCACAACATTATAGATCTGGCGGTATGGAGTGCATCGACGTCATCGAAGCACAACTGTCGGATGAAGAGTTTGTAGGCTACCTGCGCGGCAACGCGATCAAGTATCAGTGGCGCATGATGAAAAAGCATGAGCGCCCCTTACGTGATGCTGGGAAGTTGCAGTTCTACGTCAACAGATTGTTGGAGGTGCTAGGTGCCACATGACGCACCACGGCCATGCAAAAGCCCGGGTTGCACTGAGCTCGTGAGAGACAGGCGCGCCCGAGGCTACTGCGTGAGGCACATGCGTGAGACTCGTGCGTTAAGGACACGTAAGACCACCGAACGAAGAAGGAGCATGAGCGATGAAGATCGTAAAAGAGATGCTTGGTACAGCAGTCGCGATTGGCGTAACTTACGTCGTTCTTATATCAGTCGTAATCCTCTCTGTGAGTTTTGTTTTGCTAGAGGTATTACTAAAGCTGCTGATGTCGTCGATCATATTGTTGAACGCAAAGATGACGATAATCTCAGATTGGATTCTGGAAACTTGCAGTCGCTTTGCCACCGCTGTCATAACTTCAAAACTTTGGAAGAGCGCGATCGTCGTCGAGGACTTTTTGATAGCGATGCGAAAAAAGCTGAAACGGAAAAA